ATGCTGATTTTAAAAAGTGGTTTAATTCATACGCTCCACAACAGGAAAATGGCTTAACATTTCCAAATCATAATTTATTGGCTATTATTTATTTAGGTGTTCAAAATAAAACTAATTTAATTGGACAAACTGTATTTAAAGCACAAGTTGCATTTTTAAAATATGCAACTGCTCAAATTGAAGGATCTGGTGGTTTTTGGGTTGGATATGATGTTACAAAAACTAAAAGTAGAGCAAAGGTTAAAGTTGACGGGGTAGATGTTGAACTTGCAGCTTGGGATGAAAGTGATTTGCTTAAGTTACGAGTTACTAATGATAATAAACGTATAATGGCTCTAGATAAAACAACCGGAAGACCAATACCTACGGAACAAGTTAATCCAGCATATGTTGAAGAACATGGAGCACCAGACGGAGTGAAACCTGCTGCTGGTACAAATACTGCTGCACCTGCTGGTACAAATACTGGTGCACCTGCTGCACCTGCTGGTACAAATACTGTTGCAGGTGGTGCACCTGCTGGTACAAATACTGGTGCAGGTGGTGCACCTGCTGGTACATCTGGTATAGTTAATGCTACTACCATAACTAACCTAGCAAAAGGTAATAAAGAAAACCAAGCGGTCCAAGATTTACAGATAAAAATTATTGCTCTTGGCGGAAAAGCAGCTGATGAAATTATAAAAGTAGGCGGAGCAGATGGTAGCTATGGATCTGCAACAGCCAAGGCTATTGGAAAGCTAATATCAGGTGATCCTAATAGTACGGAAGAAATTGATAAAATTGATGCAGCAATTGCCGCTAAATTAGAGACAGCCTTAGTTGCAGTACCGGCTGATGCAATTAAAAAGGTTAAAGATACAGCTCGAGTTTTAAAATCAGCTAATTCTGGCGCAAATACAAATAATACCACACCTAAGAAACAAACTGGTGGTAAAAAGCCGGCAAGTGCTGACCCTGGCTTTTAATAAAAAATAAAAAACAAAGATATGATTGACTTAAGAAATTATGCATTACTTGCTGAACAGAAAAAATTTGGCTATTTTAATAAACTAAATGAATCAGGGCCAGATAAACAAAACGCTGATGGCCTTGCGGCCGTATTAAGCGGAAAAAAGGGTGGAACGTATATAAATCAATGGGAGCAATTAGTTGCTGATTTTAATAAAAACGTACAGGTTCCTGGTCCACACACTGTAATTATCAATCACGATGACGGTAAAACGCCGATGGTATCAATTGACTATCAAATTGGAGCAGATAGAAAGCCAATAAAAGGCAGTACAGTACTTACGCCAGCTGCTAAGATACCGGCGCCTGCTCCAAAAGCAGAGGCCTTATTAAAACTAGCAATGGATATATCAGAATTAATTCAAGATCAATTTAAGGACGGTTCACCACTTTTCAAAGAATTTAAGGGTGAATATATATGGAGAAATGACAGGGATAATGATGCGGCAGATGCCTTTGAAAAGTGGTATAAGGATTATTGTTTTAAGAAAGTAGCAAGCATAACAACTGGAGCTGGATTGATTCCAATACCTGACCCAGATCCTACTGATGTTGCAACTATGAAAATAACCTTAGTCAATAATGCAAAAGCTATTACCAATGTAGTTGCACAAATTCTAAGTAATATGAGAGGTAACTGGGACAATACTAATGATATTGCCTGGTCAATACGGGACTTTAATGGAGCGTCTACTCCATATAAGGTACATACTGATTTTTAATATGCTAATAATAAACGTAAAGGACAATGGAACTTTAGACCGGGCTCTTAAGGTTCTAAAACGTAAATTTGAAAAAACTGGTACAGTAAAGCAGTTACGTTCCCGAAAAGAATTTATAAAACCAAGTATAAAACGTCGAGAAGAGATTCGTAATGCCCAATACCGTCAATCTCTAAACAATGATTAAAACATTTTCTAATTTCTTGGCAGAAACAAAGAAATATTCAGATGCAGCTGGTGTAGCTATTCTTTATCAAAAAAAGATTCTACTGGTTCATCCAACTAATGGTAGCTGGACCAAACCAATTATGGGAATTCCAAAAGGCAAAATTGAAGTTGGAGAAGACCTAATGGAGGCAGCGCTTAGGGAACTTCGCGAAGAAACTGGAATTAGGCTCGCACCTGCTAAATTAGAACCAGGGGTTGACACTGTTCAAGTTTTTGATAAGGACGGCAACTATAAAAGCTCACTTCATTATTTTATTTGTCGAATCTCAGATCTTTCAGAGATTGGGTTAGACGGATTAGCTATCCCAAAGAGCCAATTACAGCCAGAAGAAATTGACTGGGCTGGCTTTATCAATATTAAAGATGCCTATTCAAAGGTATCCAGAGCACAATTAATAATTTTAGATAGAATTTCCTAAAACTCCTTCACCATTTTTAGTAAAATAACTAAACAACAAATTTTATATAAAATGGAAAATCAACAAGACCTAATTACTGACGAACTAGTAATTGACGAAGCTACAGTAGCTATCGAAGAACCTCAAACTGAAATGGCACCAGACATGGAAATGGAAGAGCCAACCCAAGAACCTCAAGCTGAAATGTCAGAGTTAGACATGTTAATCAACAAACGAACTGGATTTTTCCAAGTTAATTTGGACATTAAAGATCTAAAATGGATTAAAAATTCATGCAATGATGGTAAATTTGGATTCACTGGCCCAAATGAAGCTTTTATGATTATGAATTGTTTCATGGGATTCTCTTCTGCAATTGCACGTCTTGAGCAAGAAGAAAAAGCGGCTGAATCAGCTGGAGTTCAAATTCAAGCTTCTGCTGTTGAAGCTGCAGCAATCCTTATTAATAAATTCGAAGGTTCAAGTTTAGAAGCAGCACAACGAATTTTTAGAATTGCAATTGCTATTAATAGTCCAGTAATGGAAATGAAGCAACTTGATCAAATCATTAACCAAATTAAATTGGAAAATGCAAAGCAGGACGAACTTGCTAATCAGGAACCTCAAGCTTAATTTTTAACTTTTTATTTAAAAGCCGCGTCAGCGGCTTTTTTTGTTTAGTATAATAGCCATATGACAAACCAAGATTTTAAAGCAGTTGCACAATTTATTGAAGAAATGAAAGCAACTTCTTCAACAAATGATAAAAAGGAGATACTTAAAAAGTATGATACTCCAATATTACGTAAACTGTTTGAATACGTATATTCTCCTTTTAAACAGTATTATGTTACTTCAGATAACTTAAAGAAACGTCAGGATCTTAGTTTTGATAATTATGATGATCTGTTTGCTTTACTTGATGATCTGAATGCAAGGCTAATCACAGGTCACAATGCTATTCAAGTAGTTAATGGTTTTATTGCCAAAAATCAGGAGTTCGCAGATGTCATCTATGATGTGATAGACCGAAACTTAAAGACCAGAGCAACTACTACCCTAATTAATTCAGTAATGCCAGGCACAGTGCCTACATTTGATGTTGCCCTAGCTGAGAAGTTTGATGGTAATGAAAAAAAGGTAAACTTTGAGTCTGGGGAATGGTGGGCAAGTCGTAAGCTTGATGGAGTTCGATGTATTACTGTAATTGATGCAGATGGAGAACCTAAATTCTATTCACGAGCAGGCAATGAGTTTTTAACTCTTTCAGTCCTGGCCCAAGATATTAAGAGGCTTGGATTAAAGAATAAAATATTGGATGGAGAAGTTTGCGTTATGAAACCTGGTGGGCTTGAAGATTTTCAAGGAGTCATTAAAGAAATTGGCAGAAAAAACCATACTATTCAAACGCCAAAGTATTATGTATTTGATTTTTTAGAAGCCGCTGAATTTTGGAATCAAGCTGGAGAGGTTTCTTTGTCAGCCAGACTAATTATCCTAAATGCGCTAGTAACTGACTTAACCTATGCTGAACCATTACCGCAATTTCAAATTAAATCAGTTGAAGAATTTGAAAAGATTGTAGCTGATGCAACGGAAATGGGTTATGAAGGAGTAATGATGCGTAAGGATATTGGATATGAAGGTAAACGCTCAAAGAATCTGCTTAAGGTTAAAAAGATGCATGATGCTGAATATGTTGTAATTGATCTTGAATCTGACGTAAATCGTATTATTAATATGGGTAAAGAAGTTGAAGAAATTATGTTAAAGGCAGTAATTGTAGAACATAAAGGCAATACCGTTAGAGTAGGTTCAGGTTTTAATCTTGAACAAAGACGCCACTATCACGAAAACCCAAATGAAATTTTAGGTAAAACAATTACAGTACAATTCTTTGAAGAAACTACTGATCAACATGGTGCTCACTCACTAAGATTTCCAGTATTCAAAGCAATTCACGGCCAAAAGAGAGAATTTTAATTTAATATATGAGCAAAAGAATAATTTTAGTCGGCAGAGCCGCAAGCGGCAAGGATTTCCTTCGCAAAAAATTTGAAGCTCGCGGG